CGCTTGATCGACGAAGCGACGAAGTGAAGCTAAGCGCCGAGCAGTTGCGCAACGCGGCTGGCATATCGGATGAGTCGGCGCGGCTATGGCTGGCACCAATCAACCACGCCGGCGAGTTGGCGCAACTGACCACGGCGGCACGATGGGCGATGTTCATCGCTCAGTGCGCGCATGAGAGCGCAGGGTTCACGCGGCTTGTCGAGTCGTTGAACTACACGCCAGACGGACTGATGCGCACATGGCCTGCACGCTACACGGTGACGCTGGCACATGAGCACGGGCGGAAGAACGGCAAGCCTGCTGACCAGCGGGCGATTGCGAATCACGTCTATGGTGGCCGGATGGGCAACAGATCCGGCACTGATGACGGGTGGCTGTACCGTGGGCGCGGACTGATCCAACTAACCGGACGCGATAACTATGCGTCCTGCGGCCGGCACATCGGCGTCGATCTGATCGGCAATCCTGATCTCATCGGCAATGATCGCCGGCACGCCGCAGAGGCTGCCATGTGGTTCTGGGACACGCGCAAGATCAATGAGCCGGCAGACTTCGGCGATGTTGAGCGCGCGACCAGACTGATCAATGGCGGAACGAATGGCCTTGAGGATCGGCGCATGCGCTACAACCGGGCGCTGTCTGCGCTAGGGGCGAGTGCGACGACTGAGCTAGCGCGCATTCTCGGCAAGTAGCGCAGCGCGTATTGCTGATTGCTGGTCAGTGCCATGACGGGCGCAAATCGCGGTCAGCGCGTCCGCAGCAGACTTGTCTAGCTTGACGGTAACGGTACGTCCGCCCGACTCTGCAAGAGCCTGACGGGCGCGGGATTGGCGGGTGGCGGCGGTGCGGTCGGGTTTCACTTCTGAGCCTTCCACGTTGCGTAATCGGCGACGGATTCGAAGGCCATGTACCCGCCGTTTACCTTGGCAACCTTGGCCGCCCAAGGCGCGAGCTTGCGGGCTTCGGCGGCGTTCTTTGCAGCGATGAATTTGGTTTGCATTTCGTTTCTCCTGCGCGCCCCGAAGGGCGCGGTGTGTGGGGTGGGTTAGTTGCAGAACTTGATTACTTCAGCTTTTACTCGTTCTGCTTGCCGGGTCTTGCTGTGGTCTACCTTGTACGCTTTGCCGGCATGCTTCCATCCCGTTGCTGTCTTGAACTCGTTTCGGATGATTTTGTTCGATTCGACTGCGCGGATGATGGTCCCGTCGCTGTATTCGATCTGGTAGGCCATTTCGCCTTTGGTGCTGTAGATCGTTGCGTTGGTGATTTTGATCATTTCGTCTCTCCGTTTGCGCTGCCGATGGGTGAACAATAGCGCGTCGTGACAAGTCACGGAACTACCGTTCGTCGGGAAGTTATGGATCGCATGCTGCTCGTCCTAGTCGCCTGCCTCGTCTGCTTCGGCGCTGGCGGTGGCAGTGTCTACCTATACCTGCTTGCCACGGCGAATAGCGAGTGGCGCACGGCGACAGAGCAAGCGCGAGCGGCAACGACCGAGGCACTGGCCGCAGAGAGGCGGCTCGCTAACGCGCAAACGAAAAGGGCGCAGGCTGGCGCGCAACTACAGGCGACCGTGAATGCAACGACTCTGCGCGATTGCACTGTGCCTGCTGACGTTTCCATCCTGCTCGCTGCTGCGGCCAGCGAAACCCGAGCCGGTGCAAGTTCCGGTATACCAGCCAGTCGAGTGCCTTGACCGCGCGCTAGCTGCGTGCGACGGCGTTCCGGTGCGCGAGTACACGACGGCAGAAGGATTGGCGCTAGGGCTCGGTGATGCGCTCAGGGCGTTGATGGATTGCCAAGACGCGCACGCTGAACTGTTGGCATGCGTCATGTCGCATAACCAGAAGGCCAAACAATGAACATCTGGACAAAGTGGAAGCTCGGCGCACTCGCGATGGATGCGATGCGATGGGCGCGCGATCTGATCGGCACGCTTGATGCGACGGCTGCGATTGAGATCGTGATGAAGATCGTCGAACTTGAGCGCGACTGGCGCGGAAAGCCAGGGCAGGCCAAGCTCGCAGAGTTGTTGCAGTGGATCACCGGCAAGTACCCTGGCGGCGATGCGGCAGTCATTACGGGCTATGTGTCCGCACTGGTTAGCCTGCTCAATGCGCTCGGCGTGTTTCGGAAGTGAAGCACAATCCGTGCATGGTCAGCACTGACGTCCATCACTACAACGATGGCACGACGTCGCGCGACCAGATGATCTCGGGGCCGACTGTCGCTGATGTGCTGAAGATGTATGAGGCAATTGCGCAGATTGACGCAGGCATCGCAGCAGGCGCAGAGCTGAAAAGGATTGCTGGCATCAAGTGCTGAGCGGACAATACGCGCACACACTGGAGATACGCCAATGATCCGATACGCATTACTGCTGTTGCTCGCATCGCACGCATACGCCGGCGATACCGCACGCATTGATGGCACCATCGTTACCACCGGCATGACGACCGGCGAAGTCTTGCAACGAGTAGGACAACCAGACGCGCGCGAGGATGTGCAGAACGCATACGGCGCTGTGCTCGGTTCGCGGTGGGATTATTACGGCAAGACGCGGATGGTCACGCTGTGGATTCAGCGGGGGAAGGTTGTTAGGATCGACGACGAGTAGAAACAAGCGAGCCGCCTTGCGTTGGAAGCGCAGAGGGCGGCTCTAACCACAACCGATAGAAGGATCGGCAATGGCTGAGATGGATGCTACACGTACGTGTGTTGTGTGTGGTGCTGCTGTTACTGGGCACAAAGCGCTAAAGGTTTGCTCTGCCGCATGCCATGCAGCACGACAACGGCAGCATGCTTTGTCGTGGACCAATCGCAACCGCGACAAGGCACGGCGATGCGACAACGCGTACAAGGCAAAAGTCCGCGCTGAAAGAGGACGCGGCGATAGGTCGAAAGAGTATGCAGCAGCAAGGCGGCGCGCAAGAAAGGCGAAGCCTGTTCCAGTTCATTGCGTGATGATCCCGCTGCGTCACATGGCGCGCGACGCGCGCGGGGCACAGCAGGTAATCCGAAACATGGTGAGCCGGTGCGACTCGCCGACATACGGAATGTCAGAGGCGGATGAGTGGAAGTGGAAGTATCGCAATGACGAACTGTTTAGGCAGTCAGAGATACAGCGACTTAAGGCGGCAAAGCTCAAAAGGATTGAGGGCAAGCGTCATTGCAAGATGAGTGCAAAACAAGTGCGCGCGATCTATGCAGAGCGATCCTCTTGTCTGTATTGCGGCTGCGCCCTTGTGATTGGCGCCAAGGTCTTAGACCACATGGACCCGTTAAGCAAGGGTGGCGCACATGATGCGAGTAACCTCGTCGTCGCATGCAAGAAGTGCAACACGCGCAAAGCGGCGAAAGAGTTTGTAGATTGGTTGCCACTGGTCGCGGAAGATCGGCGCAAGTTGGTTGCCGATTGGTACGCGCGGAAACACGGCGCGCGACCTGAGCAGATCGGACTTCAGTTGATGATGGCGGCCTGATTGTAAACGATTGGGTCCCCCTCACGTACCATCCACGGCGGGTCGAAGAGCGCGAGTTTCAACTAGCGCCAGAGTGACCTTGAATCATGAATAAGACTCACACGCAACAAGATGTCGCGGACGCTATCGGCGTGTCGCAGTCGATGGTGAGTAAGGACATGAAGGCGGCCGGCATTCCGTCCGCTGGCGGAATCACGCTTGCCGATGTTGTGGCACTGGTTCAGTGGCGAACTCGTCGTGACGTCGGTTTGTCCGGTGGCGTTGCGTATGACTACGAGGCAGAACGCGCCAGGCTGACTCACGAACAGGCCAACAAAGTCAGTCTTGAGGTTTCCGAGCTTCGCGGCGAGTTGGTCAGGTCAAGCGAAGTCGGCCCGTTTTGGGCTGACATGGTTTCATCCATGCGTGCGAAACTTGTCGGCACGCCGTCAAAGATTGCCGCACTCATTGCGGACCCGATAGCGCGAGCCAAGGTGCAAGCGCAGTCGGAGGCATTTGTGTACGAGGCTCTAGCGGAGATTGAGAAGGATGGCTTGCCCGATGCAGCAAGGGAGCGATATGTTCGCTCGCTTAGCGTGGCACGCAACCAGTCAGGCGAGGCAGCCACCGAAACTAACGCTTAGCCAGTGGGCTGACGCTCACCTGATGCTGTCTGCTGAAGACGCATCGGAGCCGGGGAAGTACAGCACCAGTCGCGCGCCATACCAGCGCGGCATTCTAGACGCGATCAGCGACCCGCTTACGCAGGAGGTCGTGATCATGTCGTCCGCGCAAGTCGGCAAAACACTGATCGCGAAGGCGACGATTGGCTACTTCGTCGACCAAGACCCGGCGCCGATATTGATCGTGCAGCCGACCATTGAGATGGCGGAGACTTTCAGCAAGGATCGGCTCGCGCCGATGGTGCGCGACACGCCGGTCTTGCGCGGCAAGATTGCTGACCCGCGTTCTCGCGACAGCGGCAACACGATCTTGCACAAGCGGTTTCCTGGCGGGCACGCAACGATGGTGAGCGCCAATGCGCCGGCTGGCCTTGCGTCGCGTCCTATCCGTGTTGTGGTTTGCGACGAGGTTGACAGATACCCGGCAAGCGCTGGCACTGAGGGCGACCCGGTTTCGCTGGCTCGGGCGCGCACGAAGACGTTTCACAATCGCCTGATCGTGCTGATGAGCACGCCGGGCGACGAGAACACGTCGCGGATCGAGCCTGCTTTTCAGGCATCGGACCAGCGGCACTACCTGGTCCCGTGCCACGAATGCGGCCACATGCAGGCGCTGCGATGGTCACAGGTCAGATGGACGCCGGATGAACCCAGCACTTCGCACTATGAGTGCGAGCAATGCGAGGCGCACTGGACGGACGGTCAGAGAATCGAGGCGCTGGCGTCTGGGATGTGGGTCGCCACGTTTCCAGATCGCAGGATTGCTGGGTTCCATCTGAACGAACTCTACTCGCCATTTCGGATGGTCGGTCAGATCGTCGCGGAGTTTCTGAGCGCGAAGGCATCGCCGGAAACGCTCAAGACGTGGACTAACACCAGTCTCGGCGAGACTTGGAAGGACGCAGGCGGCGACCGCCGGCAGCCTGAGCTATTGGCAAGGCGTCGAGAAGGCTACGACTGCACCGATTCGCAGGACGTACCGGAAGGCGTCGTTTGGATCTCTGCTGGCGCTGACACGCAAGACGACCGGCTTGAAGTTGAGTTTGTCGGCTGGGGCGTTGGTGAAGAATCATGGGGGCTGGATTACGTCGTGATCGACGGCAATCCCGATACGCCGGAAGTGTGGGCGCGACTTGAGGATCAGCTAAACCGGATGTTTGTTCGCAGCGATGGCGCGCGACTTCCGGTGTCGGTCATGGCGATTGACTCTGGCGGTCATCACACGACGCGCGTTTACGATTTCGCGAAGAAGAATCGAAGGGCTCGCGCTTGTGTTGGCCGATCCGGCAACCGGGCAGAAGTGACCCGGCCATCGAAGCAGAAGGCAGGAAAGATGGCGCCGTGGGTTATCGGCGTCGACCAGATCAAGGCGCAGTTGCTGCAATCGCGCCTGCTGGTCGAGGCACCGGGTCCGCGCTATTGCCACTTTCCAGACACTTACTCTGACGTCTGGTTTGAGCAGTTGTGCGCAGAGACTGCGGTCACGAAATACAAGCACGGCGTTCCCTATGTCGTCTGGGACGCAGGGCGAAGGCGCAACGAGGCGCTCGACTGTCGCGTGCTAGCTATGGCAGGCGTGCGGATGGAAAGGCCGAGCCTAGAAATTCTTGCGGCACGGCTTGAAACAGAGGCGCAAATGCGGATGACCGGCAACCAGGTGCCCGCAGTTCAGACCGACACGATCACTCGCCGCAAGTCGACATTCTGGAGCTGACAGCATGGCATTCACATCGGACGACCTTAGCGCGCTTGATTCGGCGATCAGGGCTGGTGTCCGTACCGTCAGCCACAATGGACGCACGATCACCTATCACTCGCTAGAAGAAATGCTGCAACTTCGCGCAGTGATGCAGGCAGAACTTGCGACCGGCGACCGCACCTCGTTTGGTACGCGGCGCATTTACCCTGAGTACGCCAAGGGCACATGATGAACATATTGGACCGACTGATTGCGTGGGTATCTCCGCAGTCAGCGGCGATCCGTGCTCGCGCGAGGCTTTCGATCAAGCACTACGAAGCCGCAACAACGGGGCGAAGGCTTAGCGGACGCTCGCGCGTGGCAGGAAGTGCCAATGCGGCGATTGGAAATACGGCTCCGAGCATCGCATACGCAGCGCGCGACCTTGTGCGAAACAATGCATGGGCGGCGCGCGGACTATCCGCCGTGGTCACAAACACCATCGGATCCGGCATCGTCGCGTCAATCGTCAACCCAAACAAGGCGAGGGTGGCGCGGACGAAGCGCGCGTTTGAAGAATGGGCGCTGTCGTCTGTCGATGACATCAACCGTATGGACTTTTACGGCTGCCAGGCGCTTGTGATGCGCTGCGTCGCCGAGTCTGGCGAGTGCTTTGTTCGTCGGTCGATGCGCGATGACTTGCCGGTTCCGCTCGGGCTGACTGTACTTGAGCCTGATTGGGTCGATGCCACCAAGGCGGAACTCGGCATCGAATACGACGCTCGCGGCCGAGCTCTTGCATACTGGATTTTCGACGTAGCGCCAGAAGGAGTCGCGGAGTTTGCGCTGCGCCAATCGAGGCGCGTCCCCGCTGATGAGATTCTGCATATCTACAGAGTCGACCGACCGGGCCAGCGGCGCGGCGTGTCGTGGTTTGCGCCAATCGTCGTAGACCTGCATGACTTTGACGGATACGAAGATGCGGTGTTGCTGCGCGCCAAGATGGCGGCTTGCAAGGTCGACTATGTAATCGCGCCTGAGTCGATCACGCAGAGTTGGTCGGTGTCAGACAAGCAAGAGCCAGGCGCCACGGAAGTCGTGCCGTATGGCACCGAGGTTCGTTCTACCGCCGCGCCTGATTCCGGCGATTACGTGCCGTTCGCAAAGCAACGATTGCGGCGCGTGGCTGCCGGCCTTGGATTGAGCTACGAAGCACTGACCGGCGACCTGTCCGAAACAAATTTCAGTTCTGGCCGCATGGGCTGGCTCGAAATGCAACGCAGCATCGAGCATCACCGCTGGCACATGCACATCCCGCAGTTCTGCGACGGGGTGGCTCGCTGGTGGAAGCAGTGGGCGAACAATGCCGGCGTCGACACGCGCGACACGACATGGCGCTGGACTCCTCCGCGCCGAGAAGTGGTCGATCCTTCGCGCGAATACCCGGCGATGCGTGACGCAATCCGCGCGGGCATCTTCGCGTTGCCGGAAGTACACCGCTCACTCGGCTATGACACGGGCGACGTGCTAGCAGAGATCGACACGACTAACAAAGAGCTTGACCGACTCGGGATCAAGATCGACAGCGACGCGCGTAACACGGCGCAGACGCCACCACAAGCGCCAACGGCGTAGGGAAAACCATGAAGCAAAGACTGGCAGGGCCGGCGCTGCATCGCGCAGCGGTCGGCATCGAGGTATTGGACGCGGATTCACGAAAGTTCCGCATCTCTTTCAGTAGCGATCAACCCTATCTACGCGCGTCGTTCTTCGATGATCCGTGGCTCGAAATCCTCGGGCACGACGCAGATGAAGTTGACCTCGCGCGCATCGATGGCGGTGCAGCGCCGCTTCTGTGGGGTCACGATTCATTCAGTCGCGAATCTCACATCGGCGTTGTTGAGCGCGCATGGCTTGAAGGCGGGCGCGGCATTGCCGACGTCAGGCTTTCGTCGCGCTCCGATCTCGACTCTTTGTGGTCCGACATTCAAAGCGGCGTCGTCCGCAATGTGAGCGTCGGCTATCAAATCCACGAACGCACTTTGGTTCGTGCCAATTCCGAAGGTCCCAGCGAATACAGAGTGACGCGCTGGCAGCCGATGGAACTTTCGCTGGTTTCGATTCCGGCGGATGCAAGCGTGGGTGTCGGACGAAGCTCCGATGCCGGCGAGCAACATTTCACCATCACCAATCTGGAGAAATCAATGGACCTTTCCACCGAAACCCCGGTGCAGACCCCGGCCGCGCCTGCGGCTTCGGTGGCGAGCGCCGAATCCGTCCGCGAGGCGGCGACCCGTTCGGAGCGCGACCGCATCGCGCACATTCACAGCGCGGTTGAAGGGCTGGACATTCCGGCCGCAACCGTCCGCAGTTGGGTCGAGGAAGGCAAGTCGGTTGCTGACTGCCGCGCCGAGATCATCGAAGCCATGAAGCGCAAGGAAACCCCCCCGATGAATCCACGTATCAGCGTCGGCGAAGACCTGACGCGCGCTGGCGTTTTCGCTGGCGTCGAATCCGCGATGCTGTCGCGCATGACCGGCGGCAAGCTGGACGATGTCGCGCGTCCGTTCGCCTATGCCCCGTTCGTGGACATGGCTCGCGCCGTACTCGCGCAGACTGGCCGCGACGCTTCCCGCGTCCCGCGCCACGAAGTCGCGACGATGTTTCTGCGTTCGCACACGACCGGCGACTTCCCGTACATCCTCGCCAATGTCGCAAACAAGCGCATGCAGATGGCCTACGCCGAGAACGTGCCGAGCTACGCTCGCTGGGCTCGTCGCGCGCCGAATGCGCCTGACTTCAAGACCCTGAGTGTCAACCAGTTGGCGAACAACCCCAATCTGGCGCTCAAGCTGGAAGGCGCGGAAATCACCTACGGCACCGTGTCGGAGAAGCGCGAGCAGTACAGCCTGGCGACCTACGCGCGGGGCCTTGTGGTTTCTCGCGAGATGATCGTCAACGACGACCTTCGCGCATTCGACCGCTCGATCACCGGCTTTGCCGGCTCGGCTCGTCGTCTCGAGAATGCGCTGGTGTATGCGCAGCTGACCGCCAACGCCAACATGGCCGATGGCGGCGCGCTGTTCAACAGTACGGCAGTAACGACAGCCGGCGGTCACGCCAACCTTTCGACCGGCGCCACGACCGCGCTTGATGTCACCAACGCGGCCACCGCACTTGCCGCTGCTCGCAAGTTGATGCGGTTGCAGAAGGGCATGGCCGGCGAGGCGCTGAACCTCACGCCGCGCTACATCATCGTTCCAGCTGCTCTGGAACAGACCGCTTATCAGTTCACGTCGGCAAACTACACGCCCAGCACGCCGGGATCGGTAAACGAGTTCCGCGCTGGCGGCGCCACTGCGGTTGAGCCGATTGTCGAGGCACTGCTCGACGCAAGCTCGGCTGCCTACTGGTATATGGCCGCCGATTCCGGCCAGGTCGATACGGTCGAGTACTGCTACCTTGAAGGCGCCGAAGGCGTCTACGTCGAGCAGATGGTCGACTTCGATACCGATGGCATCAAGGTCAAGGGCCGGTTGGACTTCGCCGCCAAGGTCATCGACTTCCGTGGCCTGGTCCGTAGCAACGGCGCCTAACTCGCGCTGACATCACATCTCAGGGGCGCTTAGGCGTCCCTTTTTATTTGGAGAGTACGAAATGGCAAGCTCTTACCAGCAGGAAGGCAGCGTCATCACCTACAGCAACGCCGGATCGGCGATTGCTGCTGGCGATGTGGTTGTCATGGGGCACACGATTGGCATCGCGCTGTCCGCGATTGCCGCAACGACAGGCACGGGTCCCGTGGCTATCGAAGGCGTCTTTTCGGGCATCCCGAAGGTGTCGGCGGCAGTGTTTGCGCAGGGCGAAAAGTTGATCTGGGACGTGTCGGCCGGCAAGTTTGACGACTCGGCGGCGACCCCGGCGACTGGCGACGTGACCGGCGCTGCAATTGCCTGGGTCGCTGGCGCCAACCTCGAAACGACCTGCACCATCAAGTTGACCAACGGCAACAACACGGTCACCTGATGAGCGACCCATTCGCCATTGCCGATGCGTCAATCTTTGGGATGGCGCAATGCGTTGATGGAACCGTGACGCAGGGCACGACGGATTATGTACGTCGTGTCCTGCTGTCCCGCGATGTCGAATACGCAGACCTCACAAGCAACGTATCCATGCGTGTCGATACCGTGCAATTCCCGTGCGTCGGCGGCCTTCGTCCGAAGGTTTCGACGGTCACTATTGGCGGCACCGTGTACGTCCTTGAGCAGCGACTCGCGGACGATGGGTACGCCGAAACATGGCGGGTCAAGGCATGAGCGGTGGCTCGATTGCTGAGCGTCAGCAAGCATTGCTGGTTGCTCGGTTGCAGGCTATCCGCGTCAGCAATGGCTATCTGTGCGACATGGGCGCGCGAGTTTACGAAGAACGCGCGCACTTCGACGAGTCCGACACGTTCCCGCTTCTGAATGTGCAGATGACTACCGAAGAGCCTGACGGCGATCAGTTCGGTGAACGCATTCAGATCACACGCACATGGCGCGTCGAAGTCTGGCGCAGTGCGTCCGACGATCTCGCGATTGCTCTGCTGCAAGACGTCAAGCGGGCACTGATGGATCGCAGCTCGCTCGGCAACTTCGCGGACGATGATGGCAAGCTCGGCGCGCTCACTTACGGCGGAACTGAGTCGCTGGCACTCGAGCAAGACGGGCACGACATCAACGGACTGTCTGCATTGTTTTCGGTCAAGGGGCCGGAAACGTGGGGCGAGCCGAGGACCGTGACATGACCTTTCACTTCAGCAAGCAATGGGAGCACGCGGGGCGGCAATACGCGCCTGGCGACGCTGCCGAATTGACGCCGCAGGAATGCGACAAGCTCGCGCGTTTGGGCGCTGGCGAGCCTGACTCTGTACCTGAAAAACCCAAACGCAAGCGCAAGTAACCCGCAAGCAACCCCACCAGAGACCCGGCGCTATGCCGGGTTTCGTCGTTTCTGGAGCACGAAAACATGGCCGCACCTTCGACCTACACCTATTCCAACACCTACAAGGTGGGCCGAGGTCGGCTCGCCTTCAATGCGCTGGATTCCGACGGCAACTATGAGGGCTTTCGCTGGCTCGGAAACTGCCCCGGTTTCGAGATCAATGTCGAGTCCGAGAACTTGCAGCACACGTCGTCAGAGGGCGGCCTGGCTGAAGTGGATCTCGACACGCCGCTTAGCATCACGCGCACGGCGACGATCCAGATCGACAACTTCAGCGCCGACAATCTCGCGATCTTCTTGGGTGCTTCTGTTGCCGATCTCGCGCAGGCTGGCGCTACCGTGACCAATGAATTGGTAGAGGACGTCCGCACGGATCGCTTCTACCAGTTGGGCACTTCGGTCCTGAAGACCGGCTCGCGCAACATTTCGGCGGTGACGGTCGACGTCTACGCGCCGGCTCGCGCCAACTCAACGGCATACGCTGTCGGCGACATGTACCTGCCCGCGACGCCAAATGACCATGTGTACGTCTGCACCGTGGCCGGAACTTCCGACAGTTCACCGCCGACGTTCAACGTCGCTGGCTCGACGCACACGGACGGAACCGCGACGTTCCAAGACCTGGGCGTCGTGACCTCGCTGACTGCCGGTACGGACTACATCCTCGACGGCACGCATGGCATCGTCAGCGTCGGCAGCACCGGCAAGATTGCCACCGCATACACTGCCGCAGTGACCGCAGTTGGCGCCGGCAATTTCAACTTGCGCCTGCACGTCGACTACACGCGACCTGCGAACAGCCGCGAGCAGATCGCGACCGGCTCGACTGCTGCCGTCAATGGTCAGCTCAAGTTCGTGGCCGACAATCCCATCGGCGACAACCAGGACGTTTTCCTTCCGTCCTGCACGCTTCGCCCGAATGGCGCGTTGCCGTTCATCACGGCTGGCGAAGTCGCTGTGGTTGAACTTGCAGTTGGCATCGCCATCCTCGACAGCAACACGTCGGCGATCTACATCGACGGTCGCCCGGCAGCCTAAGCCATGACCACGGAAACCGAGAAGGCGCCCACACGGGCGCCGATGACGCTGGCTGAGTTGCGGGCCGTGTCGGCGATCATGTCGCCGGCTCAGGCTGGCAACCTGTCTCCAGTGTTCGCGCTTGTGCCGTTGTATGCGATTCGGTCCGAGCGATCCGAGCTTGACGTGTGGGCCATGCCTGCCGTCGATGCGGTGTCGGCGATGCTCGAAATGCTACCCGACATCCTGACGACCGATATGCAGCAACTGGCCGGCGAAGCGTCGATGCAGATAGGCGAGCAACTGAACCCGCAGGCCATCCGCGAAAAGTTGATGAAGCGGCTACGGTTGGTTGCCTGATGCCGGTCACGGTCGAGTCGCCAGATCTTCGGGAAATGCTGCGCACGTTGCAGGCCGCAAGCAAGGATGCCCCGAAGGCGTTCAAGCTCGCGCTGAATGCGTCGCGGCGCGTCGCGAAGAAAGACTCGGCTGTGCAGTCGGCGAAGGTCTACAACGTCGGCGAGAAGCGCATCGAAAAGGACTTGAAGCTAAAGCCGATAGATGGGTTTGAGTTTGTGATTATCGGCCAAAAGGGCAGGCGCCCTCCGTCATTGCTTCAGTATGGCGCAGAGCAAAACGCACAAGGTCTTGTTGTGAGCGTAATCAAGTCACGCGGAAGAAGGCTCATCAAGTCCGGCTTTATCGCCACAAGTCCGAATGGCAATCGCCTGCCTTTCATTCGCTTTGGGCCTAAGCGAATCATGAAGAAAGGCCGGTATGAGGGCAAATTGCGGCAGCCTCTTTTTGCTCTTTATGGCCCATCCGTTGCAGACATGCTGATCAACAACGAAGTGTACAACCCGATCCATGATCGGTTTATTGGGCTCGTTTCCGAAGAACTAACGAAGCGAATCAGCAGGGCGATCAAGCGTGGCTAAGCAAGACGTAGAGCTAAAGTTCTCGCTGATCGATGGCGTAAGCCGGAATCTTGCCGAGATTCAAAAGGGCGTTACCGGTCTTGGCGCGTCAATGGTCAAGCTCAACGCCACGGCAGACCTGACCGGGAAGGCATTCGGCGCTATCAAGGCGGCAGGAAGTTTTCTTGCCGATCAAGTCGCGGGCGTAAGCGCGTTTGAAGATTCCCTCGCGTCTCTGCAAGCGGTCACTGGCGCATCCGCCGAGCAACTCGGGCAACTGAAAGACGCCGCCGTCGCTGCGTCTCAGGCATCGATATTCTCAAGCACGCAGGCGGCAGACGGACTGACTGAGCTGGCTCGCGCCGGCTTCGATGCGACCGAATCAATTTCGGCGCTGAATCCTGTTTTGGCGCTCGCGCAAGGCCAGCAACTTGAGGTCGGCGAGTCCGCGCAGTTCGTCACCACGACGCTAACGCAGTTCGGCCTGGCCGCAGAAGAAGCAGGGCGCGTCGCGGACGTCCTTGCATCTGCCGCCGACAAAAGTTCGCTTGACGTTCGTCAGCTCGGCCAATCGCTGAGCTATGCCGCGCCAATCGCAAAGCAAGTCGGACTGACGCTAGAAGAAACGACGGCAATCATCGGCAAGCTAGCTGATGAAGGCTTCCGTGGCGAGCGCGGCGGCACAGCGCTTGCGAATGTGTTCACGGCGCTTATCGATCCGTCTAGCAAGTTCAGCAAGGAACTCGACAAGGCCGGCATCAAGACCCGTGACTTCAGCGAGGTCATGCAGGCGCTTGCCGACAAGGGTGAAGGCGCAACCGAGATTCTGCTTGCGCTGGATACGACCGCTCGTCCGGCAATCACTGCGCTGGCGAGCAAGGGTAGCGCCGGGATTCGCGAACTAAACAAGGAACTCAACAACGCATCGGGCGCCGCGCAGCGCACCGCAAACATTCTTGGCGCGACATTTAGCGCAACCGTAACCAAGTTTCAGAACAACATCGCCAACCTGCGCGATGCAGTTCTCGCGCCGATCCTGGCGCCGCTCGCAGATGAGATTCAGATCATCTCAGACCGATTGATCGCGTTCTCTCAGTCGCCAGAGTTTGACATCATCGTGGCGAACTTCACGAAGATTGCGAGCGAAGGCATACGCGGGCTCGGCGATGCGATAGCTGAAATTGACTTTACAGACGCGCTAAACAAAGTCGTCGAGTTCTCAAACTCGTTTGCTGACAACCTCGGGACCATAGCGAATGCGGTAGACGTCACCGCGAGGATCATCAGCAGCCTTGGCGACCTGATCTCTATCACGTTCCAGTCTCTCAAGGGCGTCACGGCTGACGTTGCAGCGGCGATCATTGAGCCGCTCGCCGTGTTCAATGATGAAGCCGAGGGCGTTTGGCAGAGCCTGAAGGCGCAGGCCCAGGAGTCTGAGCGGTCTGTAGGGAAGTCGCTCGATAGTCTTGGCAAGAACTTTGGGGTTGTTGGCGACTCCGCAAAGAGCGCTGGCCGCGCCGTTGATGACGCCGGCCGCATATTCAAGACGACTGCTGCGAAATATGGCGAGCTTGCCAGCAGCATGGTCCCAGAGCCTTTGCTTGCTGTGGCCGATGCTGCACTCAAGGCCGCAAGAGAGATTGACGCGCTTCGCGTCCCTCCTGAGGCGGCAAAGCTAAGCCTCGGTGATTTAGCGAAAGGCGCTGACACAGCAGCGCTGTCGTTGAACCAGTTGCAAGAGAGGCTAAGGGCTGTTCGCGAGGCGCTAGAAAATGCGCCGCAGGGTTCGCAAGAGTTCATCCGGTTTGCGAAAGATGCCGCGACACTTGAGGGCGAGATTCGCAAGGCCAAAGATGCGATTGATGAAGCGTCGGGCGCCAATGAAAGGCTCGCAACAAGCGCAGACCGCGCCACTGTGTCGCTCCGTAACCAAGCTGGCGCCGCACGCGAAGCGGCAGACGCCGGCAGCGACCTGGCCGATAGCAACTCGCAGGTCGACGAGTCATTCGGAAACGTCGGGCGACAGTCGTCATCTGTCGCAATCGGGCTTGGCAACCTGACCGAAGCCTACGTCCGCGAAGCATTGGCGGCGGCTGGGTCAGCGCGATCTGCGCGCGACTACATCGACACGCTGAACAGTTTTTTTGATGCCGCTGCCGATATCGAGGAACAGATTCTCGGGCGGCTCGATTCGCTGAACA